CAGCGTGGAAGATCGTGACCGTCGCGCTACCTGACGTGTATTCCCCGGTCTCGACGCCAACCCGATAAAACACTCGGTTGTTGTCGAGACCGTCGTTGAACGCCAGGGCGAAGCTTGTGCCGGCGGTTGCAACCGAGACGCTACCGCTGGTCGACGACGAGGTCGTTGCGTTGGCCCACGACGTCGTGTTGCCGATCGACCGCTGGATCCGAACTGTCCCGGTTAGGCCTGTCCCGACCGTGAACGTCAGTGCGCGGGACCCGCCTACGCCCTGCACTTCAACCGGGTCGGTCCATTGGTCATCTCCCGACACGACGCGAGACTCGAACTGCCCTGGGTGAGTGAGGCGGAATAGTGCGCCGACGTGGCCCGTTTTGAAGAAGTCCCGCGATGCGTCAAGTGTGCCGTTGCCAACACGCACGGACGGGGTGAGCCTCAGTGAATTGTCGGTGTTCGGGTCCATGAACGGACCGTCGACCTCTTCGGTCTCGGTGACGCTCCACGAATTGTTGTCCCAGCGCTCTATGCGCCTTTGGCGCGTGGTGCTGATCGCAACGTACATGACGTTGAGCGTCTGGTGGAAGCGCAGCGACTGGTGGTCGTCTGACTCCCACGGCGTGGCCAGTATCAAATCGCCAGCGCTGGCGATCGCGATCGTCTCGACCTCAATCTGGCGATAGGCTGACGATGTTATCTCGACCCAGAACGATCCGACTGGCCTGAACGCCAGCGAATGATGCCCCGTCCGCAGCTTGCGCTCTTCGATATACTGCGTGCCGCCGGCCGACGACCCGACTTTCAGGATCACCGGGCCGTGGTGGACGTGAATGTTCAGCGCGTGCAGCACGTCCGGAGTCGATGTCGAGACCTGCTGGCGGATACCAGCGATCGCAGAGCCGTTCGAGTTGAGGAGCAGGCGCCCGCTGCCTACCGTTGCCGATGCCCCGGACGTGGATATGTCCGTCCATCCGCTCAACGATGAGGCGAACGTCCCGTTAGTGATCGTCGCACCTGCCGTTGGACGCGCGATGATGTCGGCGTCTGCGTCGCCAGTCGCGATGCGCAAGGTTTGGTCGCCGAGGCACAGAATGAACTTCTCGCGCACGGAGCGCACGAAGTGGTGAAGCCTGAATTTCTCGGTCCCGAGGTCGGCCCGGAACCCAAACCCAGGGCGAAGCCCCATCGGTCCGTTGGCGTCAAGCCAGATGTTCAGGCACGTCTCGGAGCACGCCGCGTAGTTCTCAAGGGTGACGCGCGACAGCGTCTCGCTGCCGATTTCGCCGCCATTAAACACGACGAAAGGTGCCGTAAGACTGGACCTAGACATCAAAACGCTCCAACGGTTGAACGCGTTGTTGATAGATGGTACAGTGTCGTAAGACAGAGGGCGACGCGATGATGTCGGCGGCTAAAAATCTTGTTGGCAAGACTTTCGGCAGGCTCATAGCCATTGAGTGCTTGCCCGCAACAAGTCCTGGACGACACCTGAGGTGGCGTTGCAGGTGCGAGTGCGGAGATGAGGTTGTGGTGACCAGCGAAAAGCTTAGATCTGGCCACACCAAGTCCTGCGGATGCTTGAGGGGACGCCACAAGCACACGAGCCGCACCGCGCCACCATCGCCAACCTACACGTCGTGGCGAAACATGGTTTCGCGATGCACCAGACCCAATTCCACAAGCTACGAACATTACAGAAAACGGGGCATCAAGCTGTGCAAGAGGTGGCTCGTCTTTGACAACTTTCTCGCCGACATGGGGGAGCGGCCGCCAGGAACGACGCTTGATCGACTTGATAACGACGGGCACTATGAACCAGGCAACTGCCGGTGGGGCGACAAGAAACAGCAGGCCAACAACAGGTCGACGAACCAATTGTTCGAGTACCGAGGCCAGACCTACACGATGATCCAGCTTGCGCTGGCGACTGGCGTGCCGAAGGAAACGATTAGATCGCGTCTTGTGCGCTCCACAAGATGGACCATTGAAGACGCAATCAACACGCCAACCCTCGCCCACACAGAGCGCCGGAAGCCGAGACCCTAGCGCCATCAGCGTTGCTCGCGGTCAATGTTGCCGCCGCGGCGGTATCCTCGAGCAGCGCGCGACCACGAACCATGCTTCTGGAGTTTGGTCGGGCCCTGCGTGGCGTCCAGCCCGATCGCGTCGGAGCCGAACCGCTTGACCGCCTTCATGGCATCGTCTTTGGCTGACGGGTTGAGCTTGGGCGCGGCTCTCAGGGCTAGATCCGCCGCCACGAAATCTGCAAACGTCTGAGACCACGCCCCCGGCTTGTCGATCCGCCGGTCGGACACATAGACGATGTAGACCGCTCCCATTGACGTCGCGATCTTGCCCTCTTCGATGGAGTAATCGAGAAGATCGTCCCCGTCATCGCCGGTATCCGAGACGTGCAGAACCCGCAGGCAATCGTTCGGTAGGGCGTAGTAGTAGTCGTAGGTCGATACGGGAACAGCCTCGAGCCGGCCGAGATTGGCCCGGGCCTTAGCGTGGTCCCATGCCGTCTTCTCGTGACAGTATTCGCAGGCGGGCAGCCAGTGGGTGTTGAGCGTGCGCACGACCTCGTTCTGTGCCGTGTCGCTCTGGAGCAGGTTAAGCCCCATGATGCCGACCGCGCTGTTGAATACCGTCAGCTTGGTGGGCATTAGGCGGCCTCAGCCTTCTTCGTGCGCTTGGCGAGCCATGATTCGGCGTCAGCGCGTGTCGGCTGGTTGTCGACGACGACATGGTGATCATCGACAACAGCCCACTGGCGATCTGGCCCGAGGAATTCGATGCGAGCGCCAGACAGATCGGCATCCGGCAGGCTGGACTCGGCATAGTCGAACACATGACGCGGCCGGCAGATCAGCGCGCGGGCGGCGTTGTCGGTGCGAATGACGTCGAGGCACAGAACGAAATTGCCGTGGACGTGCTTGATCTCAATGTAGTCGAGCGGGCGGATTTGCTCGGCTTTGGTCCACAGATAGCGGGGGTGCAGACAGTCCTCGATGGTGTGGTCTGCCGGGGCGATCACGGCCCAGCCGTTCCAGAGGTTTCCTGCCGGCTGAATGGCTTGGCTCGGTAGCTGCAGCGCGACCTTGCGGGCGGAGGCCGCTGCCTTGGTTGGTGTCTTGGCCATGATGTTCCTTGTTTCAAATGGAAAAAGGGCGGCCCGTTTGACTGGACCGCCCCTTCGCGTGCTTCAGATGCTCAGCGCTCGGCTTATGGCTTGACGACCAGGAATCCGATCTTGATGGCGGCGTTGAAAGCTACCGATGCGTGGTGGTTGGTGACCGTGATGACCACCTGACCAGCCGTTACCGTGCAGCCGCCGATGCCGGGCGTGCCGGTCGATGCGCCGGCGTCTGCCGTAGCCAGCACAAAATCGCCGGCCGCGATCTGGGTGTTGGTCAAAGTTAGCGTGTATTCGGCAGCCGCAGCAGTCGTCAGGGCTTCCGTCGTCACCACACCCCGAAGTGCAGAGAGCGTTGCCGCGCCAGCTACGGCAGTCGCCGTGCCGCTGCTGCCAGCGCCAAGGGTTGCACCAGCCGCAGCGACTGCGGTCGCAACGAACTCGCTGCTCGCCGTCAGTGCGGCCTTGGCTGTGGTGGCGAACTGACGGACCTCAACCTTGTCGCCAATGTTCATTCCGCGCTCTTTGGCATCGGAGATGAAGTTGGCGGCGGCCACGACGGACGGGGTGTCCGTTCCTTCGTAGCGCCACGTCTGGCCGGCGCTGCCGGCCTGGGTGATGAGCCGAAGCTCGAGGGAATCATATGCCATGTGATTGGTCCTTTATGACGATTGGGGGGGAACGAGGATCGTCGAGCGGGCGGTTACCACCCGCTCAGCGATTAGAGCGCGGTGGTGTCGTTGTGGGTCATCTTGACGATGCCGCCGACCTGCAGAGCCTTTGCGCCCTGGTAGGCAGACGTGCGGGCCCACGAGTAGTCGTGCTCTTCGTTCTGGCCGACCTTGGTCGTCATCTCACCCATGTTCAGGCCGTGACCGACCGAAGACTTGTGGTAGACGAAGCACGACGCAGCCGAGGTGCCGACGCCAGGCAGGTTGGGGTGACGGCACCACTTCACGCCGTTCCAATCGCGCCACATGGTGTACTTCATGAAGGGACGGTCTGGCACCCAGTCGCCGCTGGCGAACTGGTTGATCTTCATCGCGTGCGCCCATGCCATTGGAGTCAGCAAGCCGTAGAGCTCGCCATCGTCAGGGACCTGGTTGGCGGCAAGGATGGCCGTCGACTCGAGCAGCGAGCCGAGACCCATGCCGGCGATGGTCCCGCCACCGTTCGTCGCGAACGTGGTGGTTGCGAGCTGCGTCAGGATGAGGTTGTCGGTCTTGCGATTGATCGAGACAACACCGCGGCGCTGCATCGACGTGCGCTGCGGCACCGACGATGAAACGATCTGGAAGTTGTTCTTGCGGGCGAGGTGGTGCGACTCGGCGAGCACGCACGTCTGGCTCGACTGGTCGTCCGAAGCGTAAGGGATGTTGCCGTTCGCACCGCGGGTAACGGCCTCGTCGGCCACACCTTCGATGATGAAAATAAACTTGTCGCCCTTGACGTCGCCTTCGGTCGTTACAGTGCCACGGAGGTGGGACTGCTTCTGCTCGTACACTGGAGTGAACTCCATGTTGTACTTCGTCTGCATAATTGTGATGTCGGCCATTGTATCTCTCCTGAGTTGAGCCGGTTGGGATCAGTCCGGGAGAACGGCGCGTCGGGTGCCCGCAGGTGGCGTTGGATCGGGGTGCCGCGCACGCGAAGGTGCGACGGGCCGACACGAATGCCGCCGTGTGAGTCGATCGGTGCTGTCCTGGGTCTAAGGGTCGTGCTGCTCGGGCCGGGTATTCTGGGGTGCCGGGCGTAAAGGACCAAACTGGAAATGGGGTTTGTGTTGATCGGATCGACACATCGGAATGGACGTGTCGATGGAACCGAGAATGGTGCACTTGTAAGGATTCCTTACAGGTGCGAACTTCAGTCGATAACGCGTACCAGCCCGCCGTTGAGCCAAACCGGCTGGCGGCGAGCCTTGATGATGTCCGTCCCGCGCATCAGCAGGACGCAACGGGCGTGGCGGGTGGTGACGCTCAGAACCTTTTGATCCTCGACCAGCACCGGCTCGTCTCTTGGTTTTGTCGTGCTCTCGTCCATCACCACCTCTTCAGTTCATCATTGGACCAGCATCTTCTCGGGCGCGATCCTCGGGCATGATGCCGAGGTCGACGTCTGTCGAGTTGACCATGTCGCGGGCACTTTCATCGTCGAGGCCGATCTCGATCAGCTTGACTTGGTAGCGCGCGCTCCATTCCGGTGTCGTCTTGGCGAAGGTCGGAGGTGGTGGCGGCTGGACAACGACCGGCGCGCGGGGCGCAACCGGGGTGGCCGCAACAGGCGGCCGTGACTCTGCCGCCGCCTCAAGCGCTTTGATCCGAGAACATACCCGCGCCCATTGCTTGGCGTCGGGCTGGTCGGGGATGTTCTCGCTGAAGCCGTCGAACCACGCGAGAAACTTGTCAAGACTGTCCATCGGGTGCTCCGGTCATAGCCCGCGCCGCGTCACTTCCGCCTTGACATCCGCTGCTGCTTGGCGATCAGCTTGTCGAGGGTCGCCTGGGTATCGGCTCGCGCGTAACCCTTCGGATCGGTGTCGCGCGTGGCGATGATCTTGGCGATCTGGGCATTCGTGTCTTCGCCGTCGTCCCCGTCGCCCATGTCGAACGCGCCTTCATCGGCCCGTTCCTTGGCAAGGTCCGCCATGAAGTTGACGAACGGGGGGAAACTACCGAGCTTCTGGCCGTTCTCAAGCCGCATCGACAGGAAGTCGGTACGCTGCTGGGGCTCTGTCCAGCCGTATTTGCCGAGACCGTCGGCCATCATCCGGTTGGTGAGCTCGACGACCTGGGGGAACGCCTTGCCGTGGAAGCCCTTGATTTCCTGCTCGCCCTTGCGATCAAGTGCCATGGCTTCAGCCGCCTTGGCTGCATTGGCGCGCTGCTGGACGGCGAAGTACATCCGGCTGGCGACCTCGACCTGCTTCTGGTTCGCGCCGGCCGCGTGCATTTCCTGCTGGAATTCGCCGATCAGCTCGGTGTCAAGCTCCGAAGGGGTGCCGTATTCCTTGGGGATCTCGAACTTGTAGTCCTCGGGCTTCTCGGGGATGCCCATCGCCTTGCGGAACCGCTCGACCTCTTTCGGGTCGTCGTTCTTGCCGGTTGGGATCTTGACCCGATCGCGCGTCACTTCGCTGATCTTGGCGTCGGCCGACAGCGCAGCGTTTAGAACGTCGTAGGGGGACGAACGCTTGGCCAGATACGGCTTGGCCTTCTCGCGCTGCGTCTCGGGCAGTCCGGCAATCATCTTGTCGCGCCACTTCTCGTCCCAGTTGGCGGCGGTCATCTGACCGTCGGTCGCCTTGTCGGCGGCGCCAGCAGCAACCTTGGTGGTCTCTTGCGTACCCGCACCACCTTCATCAGCACCGGTATCGACCGTGTCATCGGCATCGAGCGCGTCGGCGTCGTCGTTCATCATCGGAGGCATTAGTCTTGTTCCCCTTGCTCGTCGTTGCGCACGGGCGTGTTCATGAGCTTGACGATCTGCTGACCGACAAACTGCTTGCCCATTGCAAAGTTGGTTGCTCTGTCCGCGTCCGTGCCGCCTGGCCTGAACGGGTTTTCGTAGGTGCCAGACGCGAACACGATCCACTCCATGGCCCGCATCTGCTGGTAGCCATCGGCTCGGCCTTCACGCAGCGCCCGGAACGCGACGACGTCGCTGTTGTCGTAGGGCGGCGGCATCCAGGGGTCGCGCTCAAGCGGCAAATGCAGGGTACGCTCTTTGACGAAACCGGTGTGCAGCGGGCGCTTGCGCGTGTTGGGCATGAGGCTCATTGAACACCTGCCATCATGTCAGCGAACGGGTCCTCGACGTCTGGGAAGTCGTCGAGCGGATCGATCGGCTGCTCTTGCTGCCCCTGCTGCTGCTGGCCGAACATCGCTTGAAGCTGAGGCAGCATCGGCACCGCGCCTGCGGCCTTGGCTCCGGCCCCGGCCGCCTTGTCGGCGAGGCCGGCCATCGCATCGGCCTTCTTCATCTCTTCCATCTCGGCGATCTGGGCGGCGCGCGCATCGCGCTCTTCCTTGATCTTCTCAATCGGGACGAGCCACGAGGCCTCGCCGCCGAGGTTCTCCATCGTGTCGCGAGTCATCTTGTCGAGGTCGACGTTGTCGACGACCTCGGGCTTGATCTGGAGAAGCGGGGTGAGAAGCTCGACCGTCTCCCGAGCCTTCTGGACCTTGATGCGCTTGTAGGCTTGGGAGACTGGGGTATCGAATACCCAGTTGATTTCGCCGGCCTTGATCTCGGCTGGGATCGACTCGACCGGGCCGAAGTAGCCGAGCCGCATGTTCATCATGAACAGCGTCGACAGCACGCGCTCGTTGTCTGCCTCGAACGGCTCGAACACCGGGCCCGCCGACCGGACGTACTCGGCAACGCGCTCGGACGCCTCATAGGCCGTCATGCTGCGATCGGACGGCAGCGAAAGCTTGTTCAGGAAGAACGCCGCCTGCAGGATCTGGCGGGTGTCGACCTTCATGTCGAGGCCGATCTTGACGTTGCCGCCGGTCTCGAGAGGAC